CGACATCTGTAGGTGTTCCATTGTTTGTAGTTGTTGTTGGTAACTGTATGCTTTTTTGTATAACTATATTGGTTGCACCTGTTGTATTGCCAAATGATAAAACTTCTGCTAAAGTATCTGTTTGTGAAAATTTAGTATCTACATATAACTTAACTGCTGCACTTGTTGGTACAGTAGTATCATTGTTAAAGTTTTGTATTCCATTAGCTGCTGTTACAAATTGAGTTATAGTAACCCCTGTGCCTGTGTCTTTTAAAGAACCCCATTCTAAAATAGCACTTACTTTAAAGTCTCCTGCTTTATTTAAAAACAAGCCTGATTGATTCCCTGAACCATCCGTAAGTTCCCTTAGGGTTGCACTTAACGCTGCATTATCAATAGTCTTTAAAAGACCTTGATAAGTTTGTGATATTTTAGTATTAAATAGAGTTGCCATCCTTTGATTTTTTTATTTTATTATTTTGTGTCTTTTTTAAAAAGACTTTTAATTTTTCAATGTTTTTTTCTTTTACTTTATATTTCATAAAACCCATCCATTAAATGTTGCATCATAACTTGGAAAAATATCGTCGTTTGTATTGCTTGTATATTCAGGATATGTTGTTTGATTAAAACTCATAAAATCAATAAATCTTCTTGAATACCATTCTGCATTTGTTCTTGCTTTTTCAACTAGATAATCAACTTCTTCTTTTGATACTGTTTCAGCATTTTCACTTCTGTGTTTAAACATACCGCCATTGCGAATTTGATAACTAGCGAATGGAATATAATCTACTTGAGCAAACCAAATAAGCATTGGTACAACATAGTCGTCTAATAAAAGTTTCCATCTTGCATTTGCAGGTTGGTCAATGTTTGGCATTGCTAATGTTAATGCATTATACATTTTAGTTCCTAAATAATTTTGAACGTGTATTTCCTGAGCCAATTTTATAAATTGCAGATATTTGTCGCTATCCACATTTCCATCAATGATTGAGTTTCTTACTAAATCTGTTCTATTTATAAATAATACTGTTGCCATATCTTTTTAATTTGGGTATTTTCCTTTGCCCGGTATTCTTGCAGTTGCTATAGCTGCATCTTTATATCCAATAGGGTTCTTAATGTAACTTGCAGGTATTGTTTTTGTTTTTTCATAGTTTCCTAAATTGTCAGAAACTTCTGTATTACTTGCTAATCGATACAGAACTTTAACCCATTTATGCTGACAGTAAATACCACCTTTCAGAGTAAAAATATCATAACGCATACTTGGTTTGTGTCTAAACTGAACATTTACTTGTGCTGAATAACTAGCATTATCTATATCTTCTATTCTCCAAACAACACCCTTAGCACTTAAGTTCATCATTTTACTACAAAATGGTCTTGATTTACTATCACTTTTATTGACTCCTTTTCTATAAGTATATCTAATTCTATATAAACCATTTTTAGAATCCAATCTACTTGGTTCTGAACCATTATTTACACTACCAACATTATAATCTGTTGCAATAACTAAATTGACAGCTTTTTTAATTCTTGATAATAGGTTGTTTGGTTTTTCTTTGATTAAATAATTTGCCCAATCTTCATCACTATAATTTGCATCTTCTTCTTGTTCAGCTACTTTAATCCATTCATCACTTAACTCTAAACCTGATTCATTTAAAGAACCTAAAACTACATCAACATCATTTGTTGATAATTCAGTTGATAAGGGTACACAATTAGGTACTTTTTTGCCATCTTTTATTTTAGTTCCAATTTGTTCATATCCATCCCAACAAGGTGCTTTTAATTCTTCGTGATTTACACAAGGCATATAATAAACAACCCCCTCAACTTCGTGTTCGTGTGAACCACCACATCCCATTTCTTCAGCTTTTGCTTCTGCTTCTTCCTTTGTCTTATATGCTTGTTTTCCATCAATCATTTTAAGACTAAACTTTTCCATTTCAACACCAGTTTCTTCTTCAATATCCTCTTTGTCTTGTATTGAACTATCAACCTCAGTAAATTCTAGTGGTTGTAAGGTCGTAAAGTATAGGTTTAAGGCTATTTCATTGTAAGCTAGTATTTGGTCAAAGGAATCAATTAAAAGTTCCTGAAATGGTCGTATAACTGTATTATCCATTAACAAAGAAGCTGTCTTTATCTCATCTGCATTATTACCAAGACCACTTGAGTCTTTTATTCCTAACAACATTGGACTCACAATTCTATGTGCTACCATTATTTTCTTTGCAGATTCATCTGACAAGAATTGATATTGATTATGTGCATCACTTAATTGAACTGGAGTTATTTCTGCTTGACTTTCTTTGTTGTCGTTAAATGCAAGTATAAACTTACCTGCATTTGAGCTTCCAGAAAACTTAGCTGCTATTTTATTTTCTATTAATTTTCTTTCTTCCTGATTAGGAGTACCATTATTGAAATTTATAAGCATCGATGGAGCGAGACCGTTCAGTATATTGTTAAGATGATAATTTGACACTTCTTCTTCCAGTTCGGCATATTGTAAACCACCTTGATAATCCACAGGAGAATAATAATAAAACCCTGATTTGTATGGTTTTATGTAATATATCTCTATATTTTCTTTAGACATCCCAAAAGCAGGTATTCTTAATGGTTCATCACTTCTTTTTATGTTTACCCAATCTTTAAAGTAATAATAAGCAGGAATATCTCCATCATTATTTGCTTTCTCTGCTCTTAGTGTTTCAATTGGCATATGTTCAATTTGAGCAATTTTCTTTCTATCTTTAGAATAGATTATTTGAACTGCACATTGACCCATAAGTTTAAGGTCATAACAAAGTTTTCTAACTACATCTTTTTTAAATAAAGAAATCATTTGAGCGTACTCATTTGGCTTTCTATTCGCATTAGTTGCATTAAGACCTTTACCATAAATGGCTTGACTGATACCGTTTACAGCAGCATTATTGGTTGGACTACCATTATACCTATCAATTAGGTACTGAAAGTAATTATTGTCTGCTCCATATTCAATCCAGTCTGCACCATTTACTTCTTTAATCTCTGGACTTGTATATGTGCTTAAATTCACAAAGCCAAACTCTGAAACTTTGGATGCTTTTTTAAATTGTCCTTTTTCGTTTCTTAATCGTGTTTTTTTCATCTTACTGTATAAGTATTATTAAAACCATCATAAAATGTAAATTGACCTTTATTTAACTTGTAATGGTCATTGTCATTTAATTGGTCGATATCTTGGTCTGTACAAAATATTTTTCCTCTAAATATATCTTCTTTAAAGTTTGAGTCTATTTGCCACAAAACATCATAAAGATTCCAGAAACTATTATTTGTATTCCAAAAATTATAGTCTATAAACAAATATAAGTCATAAAAATGAGCTTCAACTAATATAGGACTAAACGCACGATTAAATTGGAGATAGTTTCCTACTGTTGTTCCTGATTGATTTAAATAATCAACTGTAACATTTGTACTATCATCCCTCACCCTCAATGTAAAGGCACTATCATCATACTGTCTCGGTATAACTGAAATTGTTTGAGCCGAAGCTGTGGTTGTTAAGATTATCATTACTTATATAACGCAAAAAAACAACTAATTTGTAGAATTGTTTATGCAAAAAAAAAGCACCCCATAAGGATGCTTGATTTTCTAACTAAAAAAACTAATTATTAAGGGTTTACTGGAACTCCTGTTGGAGTTGGGTCAACTTGCTCAGTTGAAGCTGTTGGTATAGCATTTAAAAAATAAGGTGCTTGTTCTTCCATTCCTTCAAAGGTCAGAGTAAATCCAGACAAGTCGCCTGCGGCTGCCCCTGTCACTACTGTACCCCCTGTCACTTCCATCCCGTTTTCCAGACCACATAAGAAGCTATTACCGTAGTAATCGACAACAACTGCATAAGGTCTCGCTAATGCTAATTTTTGTAACTCTGCTTGTGTTTTAGAATCTAAAAATGTTAGTGTTAAATTTAATGTTTGTGTGTAAAATGTTGTTCCATTTTCTCTGCTACTTGTTACAGTAGTTTCTAAACTAGAATTTCCTTTTACATCATATTCAAACCATACTGGTGCTGGTGAACCATTTGTAATAGTTGCAATATTAGTACCTGTTGCAAGAGCAACTGATGCGATTGTTCCAAAGTCTGCAAATAATACAGTTTTGATTCCGCCAAAAGCACTTTTGCAGGGTATTTTTCTTCCTGTCGTTAATGTACAAGCCATAATTTTATATTTTATTTTAAAAAAAAAGGGTAAGTAGATAAACCACCTACCCTATTCTTATTGATTAATTAATTTTAAGCGTATTCTACTAAGTCTGAAGCAATTCCAAATTGCACAGCACTTGTGAAACGCATAACCATACGCACATTGTTACTTGCATCGAGGTCTTGCATATCTAAAACCTTCACGACATTCGTGTCATTTAAGATACCAGTACCGAAATACAGGTTACTTCTTTGTGCTGCATACATTTTATTTGCACTCATTCCTGGACAAACAAAAAGCTTTACACCATTTACTGTTAATGAACCATTGTTCCACCATTGAGTACCTTGTGCATTTACACCATTTGCTCCTAATCCATTTGCTGCAAACCCTCCTAACGCCTGAACGTAGAATTTAGCTGCTGCACTTCCAACATATATAAATAAATCTTCTTTACCGTATAATGAAGAAGGTATAGCATCGACAACTTTCGATAATTCAGCAATAATATTTGCTGCACTTAATCCACCACCACCAACTGCTGCTACTTGCTGACCTGCTGGAATATCTCCTGCTGCTGCTGAAGCTGCAATTAGTTTTTCAAACCCATCAAATGAGTTGTTAGATGCTGCTGCTGTATCTCCTTGCCATATACAGAACTCTGTATTTTGAGCAACTTCTGCTGCAACGTGTGCAATCATAAAGTCACTAAATTTTGGAGGTAAAGATTGACCCAAACCAAATCCCATAGACTGAGCTTCCCAGTCATTTACGAAGTCATATTTACAGAGTTGTAAATTAACTTGTAATTCAACTGGCTGTATAATTCTTTCTGTAAGTGTTACTGATGAATTAGGAACAAAGTCACAAGAAGCAGGACTTACTAAAGAACCTGTTGCTAGTTTTTTGATTACTTCCTTAAAGGCGATGTTTGCCTTAACTGTTAAACCACCATCATCAATTGTTGAAGCTGATAATAAAGCAGCGGCGATATACTCACCTGCAAACTCGCCAGCATACGAAGTTGTGATATTTGTTGCAGTTGCTAATTGTACGTTTTTTAAATTACTCATTTTTCTTTTTTTATTTAATTAATATTATGATTCAGATGCCCAGATTCCAACACCACCGATTATGTACCATTGTGTTAAAG